CTGGCGCACATCAGTACCGGGGGCGAAGAGGACGTGCTCAGATTCCGTAGCGGTCACGCCGGGTCCACCGGCATCCGCGCTCCGACTCTGCGAGCCAGACCACCAATAACAGGGCACCGACGTAGCAGCAGGAGATGCTGCCGTCGGCTGCCCAAAGGTGTCTCCGGTGCCCCCGTGGCGGGCGACCGTGCAGCGCATGACGAACTGAGGCCGCATTAGAGATCCTCTGGCTCAGGGGAGTTCACGATGACTACGCCCTCGTCGTTGGTGTATCCGTAGTAGCGGAGGTCTTGGGGCCCGAGCGGTAAGTCGTTGGTCAGGCTGGCGGCACTAACGCTCAGCTTCCCGGCGGCGCGACGCACCATAGACCGCTCCTGAGGGGTCAGGTATAGACCGGGCTGCGCAGAGCCGAGGCGCCAGCTCCAATTGCCGACCGTCTCGCTCTGGACGCCAGCCGGGTTGTCGAATGCCCGCCTGACCATCTCGCAGACCACGACGACGACCGTGTCGGGTACCACGTCGAAATCGTCGTCGGCAGCATCGCGCACGATGGCCGAAGCGTCCTCGAGCAGAACCGCGATGCGACCCTCTTCGTCATCGCTCAGGTCCCGCTCGTAGCGCGCCTCGAAGTCTGCGAGATCGGCCAAGGCGGCCATGATTTACTCTCCGACCCGCACGTATTCGATGTAGCAGCGACCGGTGAAACCGCTGGAATCGGCGGAGGCATAGGCCGCGATGTAGGAATCAGCGGCGAGGATGACAGGAGCGTCGTCGACGTCGCCGTGTTGCATACCTTCCCAAGCTGTGCCGACAGCGGCTGCGAGAGCGTGAGCGGCGGCCAGTTCGGTGGCGTCATGAGCGGCGGCTACCGTGGCGCCTATGCCAACAGTGAGGTTGGCGGCGCCAGTCGAATTCGTGATGGCATACACCACGCATCGCGTGATTGCGATCGCAGCGCCTTCGGGGTTTATGATGTGTCCGACAGTACCGTCGGCTCCGGCGTCGTGACCGACTAGCCCGGTCAGAGCGAACGAGCACCAGCCGTGCTGGGTTGTGGGTGCGACAAGCGGCATGATTCACCTCTCGTTTCTTGATGGTTATAGTCCCCGACCGAGCGATGCTCATCTGCGGGGCATCGCTCGGTCATAGGAGTTGCTCTAGGACGTGGCCGCGATGGCCAGACCAGCCGCGTTGGAGTTCTGCGGACCCGTGATGTACACGTGGGTCGGAGTGTCGGCCCAGGTGTTCGTACCGTTGCCGCCGACCACCACACAGTCCTTGAGCAGGACATAATGGGAACCCGTGTGGTCGACATCGAACACGTCGGTCGAGGAGGCCGCCCAGTTCACGGACTGGTTGTAGAAGACACAATCCTTGAACAGGATCAGCGAGAGTCCGCCCGTGCCTGCCACGAGTTGAACCAGGAAGTTCCCAGCTGTCTCAGAGTAGTGCTGGATCCGGCAACCCTCAAAGGTCTGTGCACCGGTCGCAATCAGAAGCATCGCGTTCGTAGAACTCACAGCAGTCTGCACCGAGCCGATAGTGCAGTTCTTGAAGTAGTTCTCCGCACCGGTCAACGAGAGACAATACGAGGTCGCCTTGTTGGCCGAACTCGCGTTGTTCATGCCGTTGAAGTAGACGTTCTCGAAGTAGTTGTAGGGACCACTGACAAGAACGCCGCCCGATGCGCCGGCATAGGAGTTCTGGACCTGGAAGTTCTTGAAGATCCCGCCCTTCCCCGAGATGGTGAGCGCAGGAGCCGCCACCGTCGAATCGATACGGCAGCGCTGGCCAATGCCCGGGAAGGGAGCCGACAACCCGATGAGGTGGGTGTGGTCCTTGTCCCATGCGATGGTCGCCGCAACGCTGTCTGAGGTGTCACCGGCCACAACGAACACCGCGTCGTGCTGATCTGCGGTGCAGCGATCCTCCGCTTCCGCCCAGGTCTTGACGGGCTTCTTGAAGTTGTCGCCGTCGTTATCGTCGTCTCCGTTGACCGGGTCGACGATGAACCACTGGCTTTTGGGTCCCCGCGGTACGCCCAAGAAAGCGGCGTATTCCTCGAGGTGCTTGGGATAGAGTCCCATGTTGGTGCCTTTCTACCGCTGGCCCCGGCGAAACTCCACCAGAGCTACTAGCGCGGTGATCGTCGCTTAGGCCGTCAGCAGCGAGAATGCGCAGCGGCTGGCGGCAGTCGTCTGGATGGCGTTGGGCGGGTTGGGAAGCGCGAAGCCGATGCGCATGACGGCACGCAAAGCGACCATGTCTTGCTGCATCAGGTTGTAGACGATCTTGCCCTCAGCATCAGTCACCACGCCCTCGGTGAAGATCTGATAGGTGATGTCTTGGCGCATGGCGTAAACGAGCTGGTCCCACTGCCCAGCGATGTCGAGCGCCTGAGACGAGTCCACAGAGCCATCGGTGGGGAAGTAGATGGGGGCTCCGTCCAGTTCGTACCGGGTCGCGTCCTGCATGGCCCGCGTGAACAGCGGCACTCCGTCGGTGGAGCGCACGTTGCGCAGACGGCCCCGCAGCGGGATGGCCGCTATGTGGCCGGTCGCCATATAGCCATCGGCCTCCAAGAGCATGAGCTGCCCGTCTGCGGCTCCATCCGCAGACTCGCCCATGATGGCCTCGTACAGATCAGTGAACGAGGCAATCGAGGCCACGTTGCCCGCGGTTGTGGCTACGGCAACGAGTCCTGCGCCGCCCAGGTTAGTGGTCCAGGTGGCCGGGATGTTGGTCCCGTAGGCCACTGCCGCGAAGATGGTCTTTCCGAAGGCCGCTTCGAGCTGAGGCCGTACCTCGCCCCAGATGTCGTAATCGGCGTCATCGATGACGTCTTGGGGAACAGGCACGATGACGGCGATCTCTTCGGCGTCGATGTACTTGTTCGTCCAGTCGACCTCGGTGGTCTGCTTGAGACCGCCACCAGCACTCACGAAATAGGCATACGGCGAGCTGCCAAACATCGGCATGCGCCTCTGCGCAGCCGAAAGATTGGGCAGCCTGCGCGCCAACTGCATGAGAGGGTTGGTCCCGGGGACGTTCTTGATGATCTCCCGGCTTACTTCAACCGGGATCAGGGCGTCGGCCCCGGAGCGTGTGATCATACTGTCGAATGGCATGGTGTTACCTCGTTTCCTAGTCTAGGTTTGGTCAGACCCGCCCTCGGGCTGCTTCTCGGATGCGATCGTTGATGGTCTGAGCCGGATCGGGCGTAGTGATGGCGCTGGCGCCCGCACGTAGCGCCTCTTTGGGCCGGCCTCCGGTGATGGGCTTGCCTGGCTCGGCAGCGCCGAAGTCGACCAGCAACTGGTCGGCGTTAGCCTCCAACTCCTCCCGGTTCGTACCGCTCAGATAGCGGATTAGGTGCGTCGGCACCTTCCTCTCGACACCGACCTCGTAGCGAAGGGCTTTCAACTCGGCGGCGTCGGCGCGTGCCTTCTCAGCGGCCTCCCTGTCGGCGGCCTTCTGGGCTTCGGTCTTCTGCGACTCCTCGATCTCAGCCAGCTTCTTGGCGGCTTCGGCGTTTGCCTTGGCGTTGTCTTCGTGTTTCCGAGACAGCGCCTTCCACTTGGAAGCCTCTTCTTTCCAGTCGGGGTCAGGCGGGGGGCCGCCCGTGTCGGGCTTCGTTGTGTTGGGAGCATTGGGGGTGGTTTCGGCGGTTGGTGAGTCAGACATGGCTATCTCCCGTGTCGGGTTGACAAAAAGGGACTCCCTGTCGGAGTCCCTGGAAGGGGAACCTACATCGATGGAGCACTATCCTTGGGGCGGTGTGAGCCCGGAGTAGAACTGTCTCCAATCCTTCAGATCACCGCCGCCCTGCGCCTTCATGGCCTGCCACTGCTCATGCAGGTGTTCGTTCTCTTCCGGCCAAGGACCGCCTGAGTACGGCATGATGCTGCAGCCGCAGTGATCATGGAACTTGTGCCCAGCACCCGCGCTGTCGGCGTCAAGATATACCGGGCCTCGGCCAACAAGCATCGCGCAGAATGGACACGGGTTTCCATCCGACACCCGCATGAACCGCCCGCGGTAGTCGCGGTCCTCCCGAATCGCGCCGGCCAAGGTCCGCCTGCCGCCGTTCATGGCCAAACGCCCAACACTCCCCTGCAGTTGGGTCAGCGCAGTCCGGCGCGCCTCCTCGGTAGTTTGGCCGCTGAATATGGCCCGCCAGAAGCCGGATACCATCGTTGCGTTGACTGCCGCTCGCACCTGCTGGAGCGGCGGCGGATCAGCCAATGCCATAGCCTTGCCGATGGTCAGACCCATATCAGCCTCTTTGAACATCTGGAAGTAACGCGCTGCCAACGCCGCCGAGTTTGTCGATCGCTGCTGGGCTAACACATATACTGCCAGAGACACCTTGTCTAACGATTCGCGGTCGAACGGGTCCCAGGTCCCGAATAGCCTGATGATGTCCCTTATAACCGCCGCTCGTAGACCGAGTTGCAAACGCAGATGAACCTGCGTGAGTCGTCTGGTTTCAGCGTTAAGGGCCATCAGGCTATGGCTCCCGTAGCCTCCCGTTCCAGTTGCCTGGTGAGTTGTGAAAAGACGTCACCCCGTTCGGTCGCGGCCTTCTTCCAACGCTCCACGTCCTGTTGGCTTACACCAGGGATCTTCTCCCACAGTTCCTCGGGTGGAATCTGTAGCATCTGGGACATCTTTCCCAGGGCATCTACTGTCGCAGCCAGCGCCCGAGCCTCGGTGTCGCGCCATCTCACCTCGGCCGATGCATCAACCGGGTAGCCCTCGATCTCGCCGCCTAACTCCAATACTTGCTCCCACGACTCGCCGAACATGGTCTCGCGCTCTTCCACCTTGCGGCGCTTTGAAGCTTCGGCGGCCGCCAACGCTTCGGCCGATAGATTGACGAGTTGCCCCACGAGTTCATGAGCCGGCGTCTGCGAGATCGATGCAAGATGACGTATCGTGGCCTCACGGGACGCGATGTACCCGCTCAGGTCCGTCTCGGAGAACTCTCCGACCTTGACGTCGGGATCCTCAAACGACCAGAGCTTGGATGCGGATGTCTTCAGACTCTCCTCTTCCGACTCCGCCAGCCAGCCCAGGATGTAGCGCTGGCGAAAGGCCCCGAAGTGCTGGGCGACCAAAAGTCCGAACGTGGTGACGTCGATCTGGTCTTGTAGCGGTATCAGACCTTCGATCTCGCCGCGCGGGTCGTCATCCTCGTCTAGGTCGTCGACGGCGCGGAAGCGGACTACAGGCACCCTGCCCAACCCATGCTCTTCTTCGCTTATGTACGTGGGCGTGCCGCTCTGATTGACGCTCACCCAGTAGGTCATCTCGTCATCGAACAGCCGGAAGAGGGTGGCTTTGTCGGGGGTGGCACTACGTCTCTGCTCGAGTGCCCACACCGGCCAGTCGTCATCTTCCCCATATACTACGGTCATTTGACGCGGAGATTTACCCCTGATCGCCGCGACGGGCTTTCCAGGTAGGACGGTGACGTAGCTCGCCCCGTAGGCCAGGGCGGCACGATGCACCCCTGTCTGCCGGGCGTCCATTCGGTTGCGTTGCCACAACTGCCAGGCCGGCTCATTGTCGACCGCTTTCGCGCTCCGGTACCCGTCCACATAGGCAGACTGCACCACGGAGTCAACGACTAATCCGAGCATGTTGACTCTAGCCATGTTCGCCAATCGACGCACCTCAAGTGAGGGCGCAGTGGAAGCCCAATTCAGTACCTGAGTGCCGCGCAGGTACCGGTGGAGTCGGTTCAACCTGTAGCGCTCAGTGTTGCGCCACTTGACCATGAGGCGGGTCTGCTCGATCACTTCTTTCTGACTGAGCCCCACGGCCACCTCCAGTGTCTTTAGACGAACATCGCCCGATTCTTCCCACGTCTGCGCCTGGCCTCTGGTAGCGCCAAATACGCTCTCCGCGCCATGCGGGCTAGGATCAGAGCTGGCAAGGCGTCGATCTTGCGGCTGCTTTCCCGGTGCTCCTTGCCGAATGAGACGCCCCAGGCGTTGGGTCGGCGGCGAGCGTTGAGTACGTGCAGTCTGACCAGATGGTCGCCGTCGTGGGCGAATGCCCTTTCAGTTATCTCGTTGTGTACACGCTCCACACCCTCAAGCGTGAATTCCTTTTGGCGGGCCCTCATATCCCAAGCTATGCGGTGCTTGGGGGAACTGGCAACACAGAGCTGGTGTCCTCGCTCGCGCCCCAGGTCCCTATCCCATGCGTCCACATAGGACTCCCACGGATGTAGGTCCGAGAAGAAGCCCACCACGTCGAAGTACTCAAAGGCTTGTCTGACTGCGCCGTCGATCTCTTCGCGTGGCGCTTGTCCGCTGTGCTGCTCTGGGTTCCAGATGCCTACTTTGAACGTGTATCCGTCTGAGATCCGGCACCCCATGAGAGCAGAGTGGTCGTCGGTAAGCGAACCGTCGAATCCGAGTGTGATGATCTCGCCGACCGCTACGCTTTGGCGATTCGCCAATTGATCCCACTCTTGTGGAGCCACCCAGGCGTCCTCTGCCGCGACGATCTGGTTGTAGTAGAATCGTCGTGACTGGCTTGCCGCGTTGCGGATGTCCATGATTTCCTGGACGATGCGCTCCGTGTCAAGCCAAACTGCGTCGCCGCGGACTGCCTCAAGAACTGCCGGGGCCTCCTCCGCGTTGAGTCTAGCTTCGGGTGGCGCCTCCAGCGAGTCGTATAGCATGCCTGTGTCGACCGCCTGGCCGGCCTGGACTTTCTCCCACGCCTCCCGGGCCGTCTGTGCTACCGATTCCTCCCCGGGTTCATATGCGTTCGTGATGGATAGCGCCCGTGAGGCCCCGCCCTTGCTCTTGGCGTTGTTCCGGTTGATTACGGAGTTCATCGCATGGCCCTCGTTGTTGGAGAGCCACCATTGAGTCTCGTTTCTGATCACGAAGGTGGAGCGCATCCCCTCTAGAGCACTCGGGGAGCTGGTCACGCACTCTATGCGCCGCTTACCCCGATCAGCGTAGATGATCTCCTTGCCGATATCGA